AAAGCCCCATAGACGATATAGGCGATCAGATCGTGGTGCTCGTGATGATGGCTGGCATTACAGGCCGCCTGGGTGAGATTAAGTCAGCAGCAGCCAACACAAAACCGGACACGCTAGACACCATGACCCTTTGCGGTATGCTCTGTACAACATACGCCTCTCTCAGATATTACGGCAATCAGATCGGCGGGAGATACTACGATGCGCTTAACCAGTTGGGCGGGATCGCAGCTAAAAATGACCTCACCCTGTACCTGTGTGCAGACTTTGCCTATGACCAGATTAAGTATCGGACGGGCTACCTAAACGAGCATGGCGTTTTTATCAAAGACTAGGAGGCATCATGCCGCTGAAAAAAGGCTACAGCAAGAAGTCAGTGTCTGCTAACATCAAGACCGAGATGGCCGCCGGAAAGCCGCAGAAGCAAGCAGTGGCAATAGCTCTGAGCGTAGCCGAGAAGGCCAAGAAGAAAGCGAGGAAGGCTACCTTTGTCTAAATTTCCGATGTATAAAACCCTAGCTGTTGATTCGTTGATTCCGTATGCCAGGAACAGCCGAACGCACTCTGAAGAACAGGTGACTAAGATCGCTGCCAGCATTAAAGAGTTTGGCTTTCTGAATCCGGTCATCGTCGATGGCGACAATGGCATCGTGGCTGGGCATGGCAGGGTTATGGCGGCTAAAAAGCTGGGCATGGCTGAGGTGCCGGTGATTGAGGCCAGTCATCTTACAGAGGCTCAACGGCGGGCGTATGTGATCGCTGATAACCGGCTGGCTCTGGACAGCGCATGGGATGTTGATCTGCTGAAGATCGAGCTGTCTGACCTTGATGCTCATGGGTTTGATCTCGCTCTGACTGGTTTTGATGATATTGAACTTGCCAAGATTTTTGACGATCCATTAGCCGACTCAGAATTGAAAGCATCCGAATATATTGAGGTATTCAACGTCATCGTCGAATGCTCGGACGAATCGGATCAAGAGAAAATCTTTAATCGCTTGGATTCGGAGGGTTATAAATGCCGAGTGCAAAGTTTGTAGTCGAATCAAAAACAAGTTCGTCATTCAAGGCCAACAAAGTAAAATCCATGTTTGATTGCGACATGGATTCGATAAAAAAAGATTTTGATGTCGAAATTCCAATAGAGGGGATTGATTGGAATGTGGGTTTAATAGTTGGGGCATCTGGCACCGGGAAAACCACAATAGCTAAAAAAGCTTTTCCTGATTTTGATTTTTTTTCAGGCTTTGAGTGGACTGGTCAAAGCATAATTGATGACTTCCCAGCCGAGATTTCGGCAAAAGAAATCACAGAGATTTTGAGCAAGGTTGGATTTTCATCACCTCCGGACTGGTTAAAGCCATTCTCTGTTTTGTCAAATGGGCAAAAAATGAGGGCCGAGCTTGCTAGGCTAATTATTTCGGCTAATAAACCTGTGATTTATGATGAATTTACCTCTGTTGTTGACCGAACTGTGGCCTGCATAGGAAGTTCCGCTATTCAGAAATTCATAAGACAAAGCGGCAAAAAATTTATCGCAGTTAGCTGTCATTATGACATTGAGGCATGGCTTGAGCCTGATTGGATTTACGATTGTAATGAAATGTCATTTCGTAGGGGGAGCCTTCGGCGACCGGGAATTGAGATCAAGATCAGAAGTGCAACACAAAACGAGTGGAGGTTATTTGCTCAGTATCACTATTTAAGCCATGACCACAATAATGCTGCTCATAAGTACATTGCCGAAATAAATGGCGAATCTGTTGCATGGTGTAGTGTTCTGCATTTTCCTCATCCAAATGTGAAGAATATGAAAAGAATCCACAGAATTGTGGTCAGGCCCGATTATCAAGGCATTGGAGTTGGTGGACGAGTCATTTCCGCTATCGCGCAAAGGTACAAAAATGAAGGCTTCAGAATTTCATTGGTTACGAGTTCGCCAGCTTTTGTTTCTGGGCTTCAAAAAGCAAAAGATTGGCTTATGACAAGAAAGCCGTCAAGATGTAGTAAAACAGCTACAAATGGTGCGCTAAGAGGAAGCACTTCAGATGCCAGAATAACGGCAACTTTTGAATATTCGGCGAAAAAGCAGTCAATCCACGCTGAAACAGAAAAGACATTTGCGGAGGTAAGCAATGTCCCGCAGACCGCATGAGCCAACCGAAAAGTCCAAGGCCGAAGTCGCCGCTCTGATTAGCTACGGCGTTCCCGTAAAGCAGGTGGCTGCGTACATCGGTATTGATGACAAGACCCTGAGCAAGCACTACCGCGAGATCATGGACGAGGCTATGGCGAAGGCTCATGGTCAGGTCGGGCGGTTCTTGTTCCAGGCGGCATCTGGTACATCCTTGAAGGATGGCGCGACCTATGCCGACTGCATTCGGGCTGCGATGTTCTACGCCAAGACACAGATGGGATTCAAGGAAACCGACCGGATTGAGCAGACAGGTGCCGATGGTGGGCCGATTCAAACGGAATGGACTGTAAGGGTAGTCGATGCCGGAAATGCAGCTACCTAAAATCCTTTTGCCGCTGATTCAGAAGCCTAAGCGCTTCAAGATCATCATCGGCGGCAGGGGGAGCGGTAAATCACAATCGGTCGGGGACATCTGCTTAATGGATGCCCAGACGCGAGGGATCAAGACCGCCTGCTTTCGAGAGTACCAAGTCACGATGGATGACTCGGTGCTCTCTCTCCTATCTTCAGAGATAGACAGGCTGGGGCTACAGGGCTTCAAGTCATTGTCAAACTCGATTCAGTACGATGGGCAGGATGCTTTCAAGTTCCGAGGACTAGCCCGAAACCCTGAAGGCATCAAGTCCATGCATGGATTTAAGCGATTCTGGGTGGAAGAAGCCCAGACGATCAGCTTTGAGTCGCTAAAGGCTTTGACTCCAACCCTCAGAACCGATGACTCTGAAATCTGGATGACGGGCAACCCAAGGCATTCAAGCGATGTTTTCTCTCAGCGATTTATCAAGCCTTGGGAGAAGCAGCTCAGGCGCGATAAATACTACGAAGATGACTTACACCTTGTCATCTGGGCCAACTACAACGACAACCCTTTTTTCCCCGAAGTCCTCGAACAAGAACGGGCCTATGACGAAACCAACCTGTCCACGGCTCTCTATAGACACATTTGGCTGGGGGAGTATTACGACGAGGTAGAGGATTGCATTATCCCTGTGGAGTGGTTCGACGCTGCCATTGATGCCCACGAGAAGCTGGGCTTTAAGCCTGAAGGGGCTATTATTGCCAGCCATGATCCTAGCGACGAAGGCGGCGACTCTAAGGGCCTAGCTATCCGCCGAGGCTCAGTTGTGCTACAAGTCTGCGAAAAGATCACAGGCGACTCCAACGAGGGCATGGATTGGGCGCTAGAGGAATCCCGTAAGGCTGGTGCTGATTGGTTTGTCTGGGATTGTGACGGCATGGGGATTAGTCTTAAAAGGCAGGTAGAGCAAGCCCTGTCGCATACCCGCACACAGTATTGGATGTTCCGAGGAAGTGAGACACCAGACGATCCCGAAGGCACTTACGCTAACGACAAAGAGCAGCGAAAGACCAATAGAGATACGTTCTTCAATAAGAGAGCGCAGTATTGGTGGAAGCTCAGGGAAAGGTTTGAGAATACCTGGCGAGCGATTGAGCAGAAGAAATACATCAACCCAGACGATATGATCTCCTTGTCCTCTGGTATTGAAAGCCTCGACCAGCTCAGGGCCGAGGTTTGCCGCATTCCGCTAAAACGTAATAACAATGGTAAGATACAGATCATGAGCAAGATCGAGATGGCGAAGAAGCCCTATCAGCTTCCATCTCCCAACATGGGCGACTCCCTGATGATGGGTATGTTTTCGCCCAAGGCTAACGCGGCGCAGGCTGTCAAAATCAATTTCAGTGGCTGGGGTAACAGATAATGGCTGACTACGAAAACGGATCAGAGCTGGACTCCGAGAACGACAGCTATCAAAGCGAAGTGGAGAAAGAGGCGGCAGAGGAGGTCTATTCATCCTCCGACAAGTACGATTCTCACGCCGATGTGATGAATATGCTATCCAACGCTCAGATGGCTGACCACGACAATCGCGAGAAGGCGCGGGAGGCCCAGCTATTCATTTCCAAGAGGGACGGGCAATGGGAGCCGTACTGGTGGAATAACAACATCAACAAACCCCGCTATACCTTCGACATGACCAGCCCCATTGTTGACCAGATCGCCGGAGAGCTTGAGCAGGCTGACTTCGACGTTGTGGTATCCCCTGCTGGCGGCAGTGCCACCAAAGAGGTGGCTGAGGTCTATGACGGCATCATCCGCAACCTAGAGACCATTTCCAACGCCTCGACAACCTATGCTGCCGCTGGGCGGATGGCTGTGACTTGCGGCTATGACGCTTGGCGCGTGGTGCAGAAGTTCGCAGACGATAATTCCTTCGACCAAGACTTGTTGATTGAGCCTATCCACAACGCTATTGACCGAGTGTGGTTTGATCCGGCC